GATGAAAATATCTTTGAAGTTATTCCTGAAATGAAGGATTTAGAGAAATGGATGAAAGAAAACTCTTAAGCATCTATCCAAAGAAAAAATATCTTGCCATAACCTGGCAGGTCAGTGATAATTGTAATTTTCGATGTCCCTATTGCAATGAAGGCAATTGGGGTGGTCATCATAAAAATGATGATAACACCGAAACTTATGTGAAGAATGTAAAGCAAATCATTGACAAATATTTGGATCAAGGATATGAAGCATTTAAAATATATTTCAGTGGTGGTGAACCCACCATCTGGAAAAACCTCATTCCTGTTGCAGAATTTTTCAAGGAATATGCTCCCAACAACACAGTAGCCATCAATACGAATCTAAGTCGTGCCACAGAGTGGTGGGAACAACATTATCATATCTTTGATGATGTTGTAGCGTCATTTCATATCGAACACGCTAATCAAGAAAGATATTTCAACAATAGTATGCTGTTATGTGACAAGATTAACTATTGCTGTAACAAAATGTTGATGCACGATGAACGATTCTGGGAAGTTGTGGAGTTTGGTGAGATGTTGAAAGAAAAACTTCCTGCCTACACTATTGAATGGACACCTTTGTTTGACGAGATGACAGGAAACGCCAAGCCTTGGGAATATCAAGATGTCAAAAAAACTGAATGGTTGAATCAACATCAAAACTTGGAAATGAAACATAGTCCCAACAAACCTTGGAAGGATTCTCCTGCTGTTTCCATTGCTCGTTGGGAAGATGGTACAGATACATTTGTGAACAGCAATGAAATCATCTTGAAGCGACAAAACTTCTTCGCAGGTTGGGAGTGTGATATTGGTGATGCTGTATTCATCAATCCACGCGGCATGGTGTCCATGGCGAGCTGTGGAATATCAGAAAGTGTCGGGCATATTTTACATGATATAAGTAATATCAAACCTCAAACCATCACTTGCACAAAATATCATTGCGTTTGTGGAACAGACATCATTATTCCTAAAAGGATGCCATGAACCTTTTTTATCCTACCTATAACAGCAAAGATTTTTTCAATTACACTCTCCATGGACATCAAGGAAAGAAGAAATTTCATGGAACTTATGATGAGAAATTGTACCACAAGATGGTTTCCAACGCCTCGGCCCTCGGAATTACAGAGGATGTATGGCCGTATTATCAACTTGAAGAAGATTTCTATGAGTTCAATAAACTTGGCTATAGAACTTATGAATTTGAGGAGTTAGAGGAAAATAATTTTGATTTAGTGTTAGGATGTTCATTTGTGGAAGGACTAGGTTTAAGAAAAAATGAATTGTGGGTTTCTCATTTCGAAAAAATGACTAGTGTTAAATTGGCAAATTTAGGTAAGGGTGGAGCTTCTTGTACCCATGTCAAAATGACTTTATTATCTTGGATAATAAACAATATGCCTAAGCCAAGAAATGTTATCATTGTTTGGACAGAACCTGCAAGAGAAACATTTGTGAGAGAAGGTAATAGTTATCAAAATTTAAATCCTGGTTACACTAGGATTGACACTATCTTATCGGATATAGATTACTCAATAAATAGTGTATATAAAGATATCCTACCCCATAATTCTATATGGAGCAATAAATTCATTGACACACTTTCAACAACCAATGTGTTTATGAAACTATGGGAGGTTCCAGTGTATAATTTTTTTCTAGAGATGTTTTGGTCAGATGACAATATTGAAATTATAAAACAAATGACTGGGATATCTGGCACACGACTGATTTACAATAATGTAGAAGGAGGATGGAAAAAATATGGTCCTCCAGGACAAACTTTATTTTATCCGGCCTGTGATGGAATACATTATGGTCCACAACATCAAAAACCTTTAGCTGAGCAAATTTATAAAGTAATTTATGAAAAAAATTAAGATTGTCTACGAGTGGATTGGACCACGGGGCCCACTAACAAACAACAAAGTGCCAGACTTGTTTCAATTATCATGTGCTTCGCATGATGTTCGTGTGGAGTCTAAACACGCACACGTTCCGTATCTTTGGAACAATCTTTTTAGATTTTTTCCAGATATGTTTGAACTAACACCAGCTTTTGCTATAAAAGATGAAGATTTTTTTGTATATGATTTTCAACTACATCACAGGGTACCATTTGAGGCCTTTTTCACATATAATGCTAGTTTTGGTTTAATAGAAAGTGTAATGATGTCTGGAAATGTTCTGCATGGAATTAAAAATAGAAATGGTTATTTGTTCTTAGACATGGCGTTGGAATCATTTGTTGAGGACAGAATTTTTTATCTGATGCATAACTATTTTAGATTACACGGCATACCTTTTCATAAAGTAATATACCAAACTGGATGTCCTAATGTTGCTGAGGTGTACAAAAATTATTGTGACCGTGAAAATATACCCGGTAACGATAGGATGCGCATGGCATTCTTCGGTATATTTGAATGGAATATGTCTCAGCGCCATCAAGGAGACACCTATGAATCTAGACGCCATATAGACGTTCTAGAAAAAGATTTTATATCTTTGAACTATCGTTTTCGTCCACACAGAATAGATTTGGCTTGCATTTTTGAAAAGTTTGGTTTAATGGATAAGACCTACTTTACAATGCCAAGCCATAATCCTGAAAATCCTAATCCCTTAAACACTTTTGCCGCTAATATAGATTTCAATCTGTGTAACAGAATAACATTTTCTAAAGATGAAGTGGATCAATTACAAAGAAAACTACCACTTAGTGTGGATAATTTAGCTAAGTCTGAACATCACGCAGAGATGACTATGGGTGTTCGTGGTAGTTTAAATTCTTTTTATGACAAGAGTTTAATATCTGTAGTAACTGAAACCACTGCGTATCAAGAAGCAATTGCTGAGACAGAAAAGACGTTCAAGCCTATAGTACAAAAGCAACCTTTCATTATTGTTGGTGCACAACATTCTTTAAAATATCTACAGAAGAAAGGATACAAGACTTTTTCAACTTGGTTTGATGAAGGTTATGATGATATTCCGGACGCCCATGACCGAATGATTGCTATAGGTAATCTTTGTAGGGATATAAGTAATTGGGATAGACAAAAGAAAGCAGAGTTTATTCAAGATACTAAAGAAGTATTAGATTACAATTATCAACATTTTCAAAACACTTATGGTAAAATTCTGCCAAATATTTGGCAGGAACTATACGCTGAAGTTAATGGAGTTACAATATGACAAAAATAGCTATGATTGGTTGTGGTAAACTGGGCGCACCATGTGCCAATGAAATGAAATATGCCGGCCATGATGTGGTAGGTTACGATGTTGTGAAGTCCGACCTCCCAAATTTCCCGATTAAAGACACCATTCAAGAAGCGGTCCAAGACCGTGAATTGATTTTCATTGCCGTGCCTACTCCACATGACAAGTCGTATGGAGGTGAAACTCCCACGGCTCACTTAGAGCCTAAAGACTTTGATTATTCCATTGTGGTGAACATTTTAAAAGAATTGAACCATCATTGTAACAAGAATCAACTTGTGGTGCTTATCAGCACAGTTCTACCAGGTACTGTTCGTCGGGAATTTGTACAACACGCCACGAATTATCGGTTCATCTATAATCCCTATTTGATTGCCATGGGATCCGTGAATTGGGACATGGTGAATCCTGAAATGGTTATCATTGGTACAGAAGATGGCTCTTTAACAGGTGATGCACAAATTGTCATTGATTTCTACAAAACAATGATGAGGAATGACCCAAGATATATTGTGGGAACCTGGGATGAAGCTGAGTGCATCAAGATTTTCTACAACACCTTCATTTCTGCCAAGATTGGGTTGGTGAACATGATACAAGACGTGGCTGAGGCTTCTGGTAACATCAATGTGGATGTGGTGACCAAGGCGTTGGCTGAGAGTGATAGAAGAATCATGGGACCTGCCTATATGAGAGCTGGCATGGGTGATGCCGGCGCTTGTCATCCCAGAGACAACATTGCACTTCGGTGGTTGTCGAAAGAATTGAATTTGGGATATGATTTGTTTGGTGCCATCATGGAAAGTCGAGAACTTCAAGCCAAGAAAGTGGCAGAAACTTTGATTGCATATGCATCTGACTATGATATGCCCATCTACATTCATGGCAAAGCATACAAGCCAGGAGTGGAATACACGGAAGGTAGTTATAGTTTATTGATTGGATATTATGTTCAACAACTAGGGGGAAGTGTGTCCTACATTGATCCATTAACCAATGATATGCATGATGAAGTTCATGGTGTGATTTTAATGGCCCATCATGCTCCCACAACATATAGTCATAGTCATGTCATTGGTAGCCTTCATCAAAAGTTCTACACCAAGATACTTCCTGGTTCCATTATCGTTGATATTTGGAGAACATTACACGCTTCCGATATTCCAGATTGTAAGATAGTACATTACGGGAACACAAGATGTTCAAAATAATACAACCCAAGGTAGAAAATCTTTCCGAGAAAAAAGAATTTCTGTTAAACAACAGTAAAACTTTTTGCATGTATCCATGGATAAGTTTGCACTTGAATCCAATTGGACAACCGGCACCTTGTTGTATTGCCAATGTTCGTTCTGATTTTGGAAGCACTGCCAGTCAATCATTAGAAGAATCTGTGAATCACCCCAACATGAAACGCCTTCGGGTGGATTTGTTGAATGAAATTAAAAATGATACTTGTGTTGTTTGTTACAATCATGAAAGTGAAAACATCAAGAGTGCTAGAATAGATATTAATAGAAGATTTGAAAAATTTTTCGACACAGATGTTGTACCCACAAAACCCGATGGACATCTTGATGATTTCAAAATGAGATATTATGATATTCGTTTTGGTAATTTGTGTAACTTCAAATGTAGAACGTGTGGTCCTTCTTTCAGTTCACAATGGGAAGCAGAGATGGTGAAGAATGGAACCATGAGCCCCATTCCTTTCAAAACACCTCCCACCATTCTTCCTGAAGTGTTGGAACATATTCCCAACATGATGGAAGCATATTTTGCTGGTGGTGAACCATTAATTAGTGAACAGCATTATGAAATTCTTGAGGATATGATTCGTCAAGGAAGAACAGACATTCAACTTCGATACAATAGCAACATCAGTAATTTGAAATATAAAGATAAGGATTTGTTGGATTTGTGGAAGCACTTCACAAAGCCCGTGGACATTTATGCCAGTGTGGATCATTTTGGTGAACGAGCCGAGTATATCCGTCATGGTACTGATTGGGGCGTGATTGAAACTAACATTGCAAAACTTAAAACCACTCCTAACGTGAAACTTTCCATGAGCACCGTGTTCAGTGTGTTTAATGCTTTAACCATCACGGATTTCTATAGCTATATTCGTAGTAAAGGATGGTTGAATAGTGATTCTCTATTATATGCCATGAGTTCTCCATCACAATTATCATCTAATGTGTTGCCTCTGGCAAAGAAAGAAGAAGCATCAGAAAAAATTAGAAGTTATTCCTCTTACTTACAAAAAATAAGTTCTCAGTATACACCCGGCAGTGGATTTCTATATTGGTGCCATTCTGTGGATAGATGGATGTTCATGAAGCATGATTGGGAAGAAAAAAAGGAAGATTTCAGAAATACTATACAAGCCATTGATGATGTTCGGGGAGAATCATTTGTGAAAGTGTTCCCAGAACTTGCAGACATGATGGAGGATTGATATGTTGATTTGGGGTGTTTCTGCTAACAGTCATGATGCCGCCATCACAGTGGTGAAAGATAAAGAAATTTTATTTGCTTCACAATCAGAACGATATTCTGGTGTGAAAAATGACGCACATTTAAACTTCGAAATTATTGATGATGCCAAACGTTATGGTGAACCTGATGTCATTGTCTGGTACGAAAAATCCTGGTTGAAGTCACTTCGGCAAATACGAGCTGGACAAGGATTCAATTTCTTTAGTAATGAGCCAGATGTCTATCTACGGCAATACAATATTGATGCTCCTGTCACATCTGTAGGACATCATCATAGTCATGCAGCAGGAGGATATTACACTTCTCCATATCAAGAAGCTGCTGTGTTGGTGATAGATGCCATTGGTGAATTTGATACCACTTCTATTTGGCATGGTAAGGGAACAAAATTAGAAAAGAAGTTTTCTCTGAAATATCCTCATAGTTTGGGATTATGGTATTCTGCTATGACTCAACGTGTGGGGTTGAAACCCAATGAAGAAGAATATATTTTAATGGGCATGGCGGCATATGGTGACCCATTGAAATATACTGCTATGATATTGGAAGATTTTTTTGATAGTAGACATATGTTGAAGATGAATCATAATCTTCATCGTGGGTGTATGTGGTGGCGTCCAGAATTAAATACTGAGCAGGACAAGTATGATGTTGCTGCTGCCACACAATTCATCTATGAAATGTGTTTCCATGATTTGTTAGATGAAGCCAAGAAGTTGACGGGAAGCAAAAATTTGGTGTTGGGCGGAGGGTGTGCCTTGAATTGTGTTGCCAACAGCATTGCTTTTCAATATTTTGATAATGTCTGGATTATGCCGAACCCCGGAGATGCAGGCAATAGTCTAGGTGCTATAGCCGCCTATCAACAAGAATTTTTAAATTGGCGTGGTCCGTATTTAGGTTTAGATATTGGAATAAAATATCCCACAGAACAATTGATTGATACATTACAAACGGAACAAATTGCAGGCGTGGCATTTGGTCGTGCTGAATTTGGACCTAGAGCATTAGGGCATAGAAGTTTGTTGGCAGACCCCCGTGGGGATGACATCAAAGACAAGGTGAACGCCATCAAGAAACGTCAGAAGTTCCGTCCATTTGCTCCCGCCATTCTTGCTGAACATGCTCATGAATATTTTCATATGCCGACCGCAGAAAGTCCGTATATGCAATACACAGCATTGTGCAAACGACCATTAGAGTTTCCCGCTATCATTCATGCTGACGGAACATCTCGTGTTCAAACCGTGTCCAAGACAGACTCACCATATTTCTATGAATTTCTTCAAGAATGGTATCGTGAAACAGGATGTCCCATGGTGTTGAACACCAGTTTAAACATCAAAGGTAAACCTATGGTGAATACCACTCACGATGCTATGGAATTTGAAATGATGTATAAAATTCCAGTGTTATGAGAAATACAGCTCAGGATATTCCACTAGAACATGAATTCCTTTTGTAGATAAAGCATTAGAATAAGAAGCGGCGACATTTTCAGGTGTTTGTAAATCATGAAATGTAATGTTCGGACACAATTCTTGAAATTGTTTCAGATAGTTACCTTTATGTTGTGGGCCAGGATCCAATGGTTTATCTGATCCTTTACCTAGACGAACTAAAATATGTGCGCTTTCACCTGTCATAATCTGAAACTTATCTAGATGATTTAACATTTGGTTAGCGGCCAATATAATGAAATCCCACCGTGGGTAAAAAGACACCACAGTTTTTCCAGTCATAGCTAATCCTAATGTCATCCCCATTTGTGTTTCTTCCATCACCGGGAGTTCAATCATTTTATTTTTAGGCACTCCTCCTAAAGTGGTACTCATGGGATTTCCTGCATATACAATTTGTTGCCCAATAAACATTACATCATCTAATAATGCCAGATGATTCATAGCTTCAGTCAATGCTTCTTTGTAAGGTGCGTTATTTTGACTCATAATGTATGGAACCGTAAATTGTTAGAGTTGTTTAGTTTCTCGCATAAGTTCACTATTTCTTGGTCGGATAAATCTGTATGATTACCTACGTATAAAGAATGAGAATGAACATACTGTATATTTTTCATAGATTCATCTGTGAAATGTTTGTATGCTTCCATATAGGGTTGTATTGATTGGTCTCCCCCGCCAGCTGTTCCTAAACGATATTCCACACCATGTTGTTCTAGTATGTCACAGATGGATAACATGGAAATTTCAGAATTTTTCAAAATGAGAGGTAGTGCAAAATTGCTGTTACCCTCCACATCAAAGTGTGTGTAATACTTACTGGAGTCTAGATGTTGTAACCAAATATCCAGATTCTTTTTTCTTTTTTCAATGTTAGAATCAATTCGTTTCATTTGTTCTAACCCTAGGACCGCATTCAACTCCGTGCTTCTCATATTGAATCCAGGTACCGCAAATGTAAATAAAGGATTCAACTGAGGGTATTTTCTTTGATATTCAGATTGTAATGCAGGTGAGGCTTCTCTAGTCATTCCGTGCGAACGAAACAATCTAGCCAAATCATGAAGGTCTGGATCATTCACGCATACCATACCTCCTTCAATAGTTGTGATATGATGCCCAAAATAAAAAGAAAAAATGGAAATGTCTCCAAAACTTCCTACTTTTTTACCTTGATACGTTGCTCCATGTGCTTCGCAACAATCCTCAATCAATAATAAATTATGTTCTTTGGCAATATTAATGATTTCTTCATTAATGGCATTGAATCCTAGACAATGAACCAATACAATGGCTTTAGTGTTTTCATTGATGGCTTTTCTGATGTTGTCTGCACTGATGGCTAGATTATGCAACGATATATCCACAAATCTCACAGTCATTCCTAGTTGTACAGCAGAAGATACATCTGATACCCATCCTAGAGGTGGGACAATGACTTCGCCCACGCCTCGAAGATGTTTCACCATGGCCATGGATATAAAATTTCCAGAGTTACCAGAATTCACCATGGTGCTATGTTTCACACCCAACCAGTTGGACCATACTTCCTCAAATTGTTTAACTTTAGGTCCATTGGTTAAGCGCTGATTATCTAGAATGAATTCACTTAGGACTTTTCGGTCTGAGGCAGTCACATTGTCATTTATCAATGGCCAAGTATACATTACCAGCTAATCTCCCAATCCTTGAATTCAGCAGCAAGACAATCGGTTTTGTAATCTTTTCTTCCGCCGATAATTTCTTGAATGATGTTTTTAGATGTGTTTCTAATACCATTCAATCCATGGGTCAATTCTAGATTATTTCCTTCTGTGATTCCCTTTCGATAGTTGGACTCATTGTGCCAAATATGTAAATTGATTTGTGATAACACTACAATGGCGCGAATAGTTTCAGCAGTAACAGCTTTTTCTGGATGTTCATTTAAAATCAACTGAATGTCATGCACAATCTGTTTGATTTCTTCTGAATATTCTTTCTTGTGTTCTGGAATGAACACCTCCTTCAATTGTACGATGCTCAAACGGTCTACAAGTTCACTTAATGTAGGTAAATATTTTCTCTCAGACATTTTATCCTCAACGTTTTAGGTATCTTCTACCTTGGGTTATTTTGTTTCTCCAATGTTCCAACAAATCCAGCATAGTTTTTTCAAATGTTATTTCTGATTTCCACCCAGTGTGTGTAGTGAATTTTTCAGTATTAGGAACTTGTAAATCTGCATCAATAGGACGCAAACGATCCGGATCCACAACAATTTCAATATTAGGTACTGAAGATTGTGAAATTAGGAAATTCAAGGTGTCTCCTACTTTACAAGTATAAGTTCCTCCTATATTGTAATATTCTCCTGCTTTGGGATTTATATTTAACAACATCCAGTAAGCACGAACAGCATCTCGTACATCAGCATAGGTTCGTAAAGAATTTAAATTACCTACAAATATTTTAGGTTCTTGTAAACCATGTTCAATCATGGCTATCTGTTTAGCAAATGTAGACTCATGAAACACATCACCCCGCCGAGGGCCAGTGTGGGTGAACATTCTAGTAGTCATGACACACATTCCGTAGGCCTCTGCGTAAAATCTTCCTATTAAATCCGTGCCTACTTTAGAAATAGCATATGGTGATGCTGGATGTATACTACATTCTTCATCTATCGGAAGTTTTTCTTTTGGTACTTTTCCAAATATTTCACTAGATGCACATACATGAATTCTAGCATTTTTATAGTCAGAATTTCGAAGAGCTTCCAATAAATTAGCGGTACCTAAAATATTGGTTTGTAAGGTTTCAATAGGTGAATCAAAACTTGTTAGAGGATAAGACTGTGCTCCCAAATGAAACACATAATCTGGTTTAGATTTTTTTATAGCGGTATCAAGGGAAGGAAAATCATTCAAGTCACCATAGATTAGATGCACTCGCTCTTTTCTGTTGATGATGTCTGTGAGATGTTCAATGTTGTCCATGGATTCATTCCACCTACATAATCCATAAATGGTACAATCCGTATGTTCCAACAAAAAATCCAACATATGAGATCCAACCATTCCTAAGACGCCAGTTATCAGTACATTCATGTGTTATTCTCTTGGTACCATGTTATAGTTTCACGAATACCTTCTTCGAAAGAATATTTAGGGAAGAAACCTAACTCTTTTTGTATTCTCTCGGTATTCACAGCACGAAAAGGTATTGTAGTGGGTTTGGAATCATCCCAAACCACTTCTAGATTACTATTTGTTACCTGAAGAATGGTTTCTAGAATTCTTCCTATTGTGATACCATTCCCATAACCTAAGTTATATGGACGCATGGATTCTCCTTTTTCTAAAATCAATAATCCACCCAATACAACATCTTTTACATACAAGAAATCTCGCACCACATCAGGAGACCCCCATGCGATGAATGGGTTTTCTTGGTTTAACACACGTTTAATTAGAGCCGGAACCACATGGCAGGTTTTTAGATTGAAATTGTCGTTGGGACCAAATATGGCAGTTCCACGAGCTAAACCAATTTCCATGTCCGATATTTTAGAAACATGCTCCATAAGCTTTTCCCGATACCTGCGCATCCAGCCATACCCATAGTATGCCTTGTAAGGTTCACCCACCCAGTACTCATCTTCATTTAATGGTCTTCTGATGTCTGGGTACCCAGTGGAACTATTGAGATCCAGAAACTTCTTCACACCTGCTTTGTAAGATGCTTCCAACACGTTTCCAATCAAATTTAGTTGCTTTAATGATATTTGTACATCAGTAGGTACAGTAGATGGATGAGCCACTTCACCTGCACAATGAATCACATAATCTGCATCTTTGACTAGTATTTCACAATCTTTCAGATTCAACAAATTGATATTGGGAAGAACCTCTACAGCATCATGATGAAACTGTAAAGAATTATTATGAGTGTGTGTTCTTACTTTGGCCCCACGATGTATCAACTCTTGAAGATAATGTGTTCCAATGAATCCAGAACCTCCGGTGACAACTACCGTTTTATTATGAAAGAAATTCATGATTAATGATTGATGAAAGGGTTATATCTCTTTTCCAGAATATTTTTGTTGTCCAGGAACCATTCAGTGGTTTTTAGTATACCTTGTTCCAATGTAACAGATGGTGTGAACCCATATGAGGATAGTTTTGTAGTATCAAACAGACGAATTCTATCTCCTGTTGGCCCAGTTGTGTTCCAGGTTATTCTTGGATTTTTACCGGAGTGTTTTACTACTAGATCCACAACTTCTTTGATGGTGTTACCAGTTCCTGACCCAACGTTTACCGGAGTAGTAATTTGATTAGCCACCACAAACATCATGGCTCTAGCAACATCATCCGCATAGATGAAATCTCTAATTTGTGTTCCATCGCCAAACACCTCTAAAACATCTTGTTCTTGTGTTTTGCGTATTAGGGATGGAACCACCATGGCATTGGCAGGATTGAAATTGTCATAAGGGCCATAAACATTAGCAGGACGAACAATGGAAATTCTATCCCAGTCGTATTGTATTTTGTAAGTTTCTGCTTGCAATTCTCCGATTCGCTTGGCCCAACCAGCAAATCTGTCATTGGGAGAAGGAAAACTAGTCCAAACACTATCCTCGTAGAACACTTCTGCTGGTGCATACACGCCTACAGAGCTGGTATATAGATACCAATCTACTTTGGACTCATAGGCAGCTTGCATCATGTTGGTATTGAATTGCAACATAGGAACCATGAAATCCACTGGTTGTTCTGCACACATTTTAGGTGAACCTTTTACTCCAACCAGATTAAACACATAATTTTTGTCAGAACATATATCCAAACAATTTTTAAAGTGGCGCAAATCTGTATTAATATAGGTTACGCCATCGGGTAAATCTTGAGGTTCAGTCAAATCTGCAATTGTCACTTGTGCACCTGAGTTTATAAGCAGGTTCACTAAAGAACGACCTATCATACCAGCGCCGCCGGTTACTAAAATTTTTTTATCTTGAAACATAAGTGTCATATATTTGGTCAAAGACAGGTTTAAAAGGATCAGTTCCGTATAAACTACGAAGATGATTTTTGTTATATATTAAAATATCAGTTAACGAATAATACCATTCATGTATTTCTTGTTGACTTAAGTTTTTAAATCTAACAATTTCTTTTTCTATAGCTTTAAACCGTTCAACATCATTTTCAATGTCATCATAACTTTCATCAATGAATCCAGTGAATGTCTTAAATCCAAGCTTTCTTAAAGATTTTAATATACCACTTGGACCTAAAATTATAAACGGGTGTAAATGTGCTATTGGTCGATAGCTTTTTTCTGATATGAAAGGCATTTTCGTATAAGACGAGGTTTCATTTACAACTGAAAGGTATGTTTGTTCATACCAAGATTTAACTTGCCCTGGTCCATAAACTACTGTTGGTAAATCTTTTTTCTGATATTGTTTAGTGTCTAACCCCTCATATGGCACAAGATGCTCCATAGTCATCAATTCTTTTTCAGTTATTTCATAGTACGGGGTCAAGGAACTTTTTATCCATTCTCTGTTATCATTTTTATTTAAAATTAAAAATGAAAATAATCCTTCATTTAATAGATTATGTTTTATAACCCAATGAAGAAACATTATTCGATTTAATCTACCGCCGACATGATTGTTAGGAGATAAAAATTTCAAAGGTCTGATTAAGGATTTATCTAAATCTTTTTCTGAAAATACTTCAGACCTGTATAGATTACCAGGATAAAAATTATTTGCTTCTGAACCTATAATCTGATTTGCCATATATTCTGCGTAATACAATCCCTCATCATGAAATATATGACATTTTAATGGTGAGCTATCTATTTTAGATCCACTTAAAAAAATTATATTTTCATAAGGTATATGGTACTTATTATGCAATGTATTTTCTAAAATCTTCAAACATTCAACAGCTCCCTCATTATTAGGATCATGTAGATTATTGAATAAAAACTTTACTTTACCTGTTTGTAATAGATGTAGTATATGTGGATGTTTTAAAATAGAATCTTCTAGGAAATTATAAGAATAATGTTCACCATTTATAGCTACCCGATGCTTTTCATTTAACACGTTTAATCCTACACCACCAGTGATTTCTACGGGTAGAAGATAGATACTATCATCTTTTGCACGGCGACCAGACCAACGAACTTCATCTATAGAAACTTCCGAAGCTTTTCCCGTTAGTAGAAGATATTTCTGTGCCATTTTAGGCAAAGAAGTTGCTTGGTGAGCCCATGGACAGCCCTCTAAATTATGTTTAGAAGAAAAATCTGGTGGCATTCCATAATACCTATGTTCTTGTGACTTAAATTCTTTTTGCAATAGTTCAACAAAAGGGCGAGGCAATCCGTTACCCAAAGGAATTTTTTCTCCTTTAGAAGTTTCTGCCCATTCCAAATAAACTAGCTTAAAAGGCCACCCATTTTCCTGTGCCATAATGCGGATATTTTGAAGTGTAGGTGTAATGAATCACATCATCAGGTACTGGTCTTTTTACTCCCCAAGTGTGTTCTGTTGGTGTGTATGTAGATAGATTGTTATCTTCCACTACGAAATAGAGTGGTAGTTGAAAGTTTCTCGCATATTTATGAACTTCATAGAACAACCCAGATTCAAAACTCATATCTCCAATAAAACACCAAACTTTTTCTGTGCTGTTGTTTATTTTCAGAGCTTGTGCCACACCTAGCGCAATAGGTAGGCACCCCCCGACTATGGCAGAAGCATAGAATTTTTCTTGTATATTACACAATGTCATGGATTTTCCTGCTAAAATTTCTTGCATTATCCATTCTTTGTTTATACCTTTCAATAACGCGTGATAGTGAGAGCGCCATGTGGAAAAAACCCAATCTGTAGTTTGTATTCTTTTGAATATTTCAATAAGCTGTTGCTCATTTCCATTAGACATATGTACTGGACCACGTATTTTAGCAGACTCCCAATGAAGTTTCACTTCATTTTCAAAATCTATTAAATCATTCTCAGAAAAAGAAATTTCTCGAACACATGGATATTTTTCAATATTATAAATCATCGGTCTCTCATTTGTAATATTGGTTGTGTATTTGGCCATTCAATATTAAATCTGGTATCATTCCACTTAATAGTGCCTTGGTTATATTCATCTACATAATCTCCGCTATAAAAATATGTGTAATGAAAAATGCAGTCAGTTATTGCATAGTGTCCATTAGCAAATCCTGGTGGTATAAGAATTTGGTCTCTTGTGGTATCAGAAAGAACAAAAGAATCCCAAACACCGAAATTGCTAGATTCTGGACGAACATCTAGGACAACTAAATAAATCTCTCCAACCAAAGATTGTATCAATTTCCATGATTTATGGTCATAATGCAATCCCCTAAGGACATTATGATAGGATTTAGAAAATTTAGTTTGTAGATTTAATCCAGATGGAAGAATCTGATTAACTGGATGTACGTCACTATGATAGGACGTAAAGATTTCACCCCGATATTCTCGAAATACAGATGGAGAATATATTGGCACCTCGGTACCAAATTTCTTTAAATAATCAACTTCAAACTCTGTCCACTTTTTATTTTTATATGCCATAACGAATCATTATAATGGTTAAAGGGATTGACAAATTTTGATGACTATTATATATTTAGTATAACTAGGAGGAGTCATGGAATCCATTTTTACGGAACTTGCTGCCACGAGCAGTCGTTTAGAAAAAGAAGCCATTTTAAAGAAGCATCACGCCAATGAAACATTGAAGCGTGTGTTGTTTCTTGCTCTTGACCCATATACACAATTCTATATTCGAAAGATTCCTGTGTATATCCCAAATTTCACAGAAAGATTCTCCATGCCTTTGTCGGGTGCGCTGGAAAATCTAGATAAAATCATTAATCGTGATGTGACTGGTAATGCCGCCATTCAACATCTCAAGGACATTTTGGAAAGTGTGCTTGCTGATGATGCCAAGGTGATTGAACGCATCATTGAAAAGGATTTGAAGTGTGGTGTATCTGAGGCTACGGTGAACAAAATTTGGCCTGATTTAATTCCCACTTATCCCGTGATGTTGGCATCTGGCTTTGATGAAAAGATTATGAACAAGATGTCATATCCTGCCTATGTTCAATTAAAGTTGGATGGGATGCGTTTCAATGCCATTGTGCAGAATGGCAAGGTGGATTTCCGTTCTCGTAATGGCAAGAACATTGATTTGTTGGGAAATCTTGAACAAGAATTTCTGGCATTGGCAGGTGAACTTCCTGTGGTGTTTGATGGTGAGTTGATTGTTAGAGAAAAGTCTGGTGTCATCATGAATCGTCAGAAGGGCAATGGCATCCTGAACAAGGCCGTGAAAGGAACCATATCTTCAAGTGAAGCCGCTCAAGTTGAAGCTGTGATTTGGGACTTGATTTTACTACAACATTTCAAGCAAGGTGAATTTAAGCTTCCATATGAGCATCGCTTTCAAATTCTTGAATCATTGGAAATGCCATGGCGAGTATCATTGATTGAAAACATTGAAGTGGCTTCTGAAGATGAGGCACATCATATATTCGAGGAATATTTCAATAAAGGAGAAGAGGGTATCATTCTCAAGGACATCACTAAAGGCTGGGAAGATAAGCGAGTGAAGCATCAAGTGAAATTCAAGGGAGAATTGGAATGTGATTTATTGTGTGTGGATTGGCAAGAAGGTACAGGCAAG